CGAGGAGGTGGAGTACGCCGAGCAGCCGTTGGGCGGGGACGAATCGGTCGGCGATCACGCCGATGATATTGGTTGAGCTATCGATGCGAGCATTTGGAACCTGTTGCGTGGTGAATTTGTTGGTGTCAATTTTATCGGCTGCGGGTAGGTCATACCGTGCCATAAAATACTTATCCGTGTTAGGCATTTGGACGTACTTGCCTCCTAAAAAAGCCGAACTTGATGTCCATTCATCTGCTTCAATTCGTTCCCAATAAAGCAACGCATCATCCAGCACTGTATTTTTTGGAACCGCTTGTTGCGCCCGCCACAATCTCCCTCTTCCTACGTTTATAGCTTTAGTGCCATCAAGGACATAGTCGCCATATTCGTAAACTGAAGTAGTATTCCACACTTTTAAAGTGTTAATGGAACCTAACGGAACTTCATCGTCACTGGTGATCTCCTTCCACTTCGTATTGTCATACAGATCGTTGGCGGCTTTATGCTCCAGCATGCAATAATAGGTCTTGCCAGAATCGTAGACGAAGTCGCCGACTTTGTAGGGGGTTGACATTGACCATGTGGTCGCGATCTTTTGCGCGTTGGTGATAACGATTTTGAGGCCGCAGAGACTCTCTTCCGTTCCACTTGTGAGGATATTTTTGTCGTTGTCCACGATGTATTCGCGGACTATTTCCATTTGCGTGAGGTTCTCCGGGAAGACATCACGGTAGAGAGGTGCTGTGAGCGTAATCGCTGGCGAAATGTTGTACCGATAGGTGTTCGTGGTAACCGAAGAAATTGCGGCGTTTATCTGCTTGTAATCGCCTTTGAATGACACCCGGTCACCACTATCGTAGCCGTGATTGGGTTGATAGACCTCTATGGTCGTGGTGTTAACTGGGTACGCAAGGCCCGATATGACTCCTGCCTGCAAGACCTCGGCAGGCACGCGCAGGATTTGGATCGTCGCTCCCCATGTGCCAGAGGTCTCAAAGTCCCATGCCCCATCGACAAGCAAGATGTCGGATTCAAAGTTGCCGACAATTTCGATCTGCTTGTACAAATTGGAATTCTGCCATTTGAGTTCGATCTGCGATCCGACATACCCAGTGAATGACCTGCTCGCCAAAAATGCTCCCATTTCGTTTGAGACCAATGGGAGCGATGAAATATTAAATGCTGCAATATCGGCTTTAAAAGTGGTCGAGGTAAAATCTTTTAGTGCGCGAAAATTAATGTTTGATGAAATCTCAGTCCATTTTGTCGCATCAAATACCGGACCAGTTGTAGCTGCCGTACACTTATACACTCTAAATTGAGTCGCTCCTGTGAGGGCGTGATAAATATAAACCCAGTCGCCCGCAGCATAATTAACATTGTAAGCGGAGGTTTTCGTTAAAATCCACGGTTGCAGAGTCGTGCCAAGTTGAGTAACAATGTATACTCCATTTATATCTGCGGTTTCCTTTGTAACATGAACCAACATACCTACATAAGCAGTCTGCCCATCTATTTTTAAAGTGTTGTCTGTATCACTGTAGCTACCACCATATATCCTCGAATAAACCCCATTCACCAATTGCCCCATAGTCCTTGGAAGGGCGGTCGTAGTAGTAACAATATGTGGCCATTCCGGCGGTACAATCAATGTGTCTTTTAAATATTGCCTTGCAGAATTATAACCCCAATTACTAACATTTACAGTCAACTTCGTCTGATTGTCAGAGCTATCGAGTAGCGGAGGGTACTCAAATTTGACCTCCGCGAACGTCCAGTTGGTATCCGACACGCGAGTGAGTTTGCGAGGAGGGTAGTTCGCGTGCGCGAAGTACATGATGTCGTTGACTTGGGCGATCTGGATTTCGCGCAGGTCAATGGCAGCATACGGAGTGGCGAGTTCTGTTGCTGTCCCGGAAATAGTCTGCAATGCCCCAGAGGGATTCCAGACGCGCAGGTAGCCCACGCCAAGCTCGATCACGAAGCGGGTCGTGGTCGAAAAATTGAACCCGATCAACCGACTCTGCGTGGCCGAGGTTTTCGTCGTGCCAATGAACTGCGTGCCGGGTCGGCGGATGGCCCCTCCGTAGGGCATGATCACGAAGTTCTCCAACGTGCGGCAGGCCGAGCGATATTTATCCAAGGACGTGCGGGCGTCCACCATCGGCGAGACTTCACCGGCGTTGAAACTTGGATAAAAATCGAATTTCGGCATGTGTTACTTTCGGAGGTCTCGGACGACTTTGAACAAAGTGGCGATGCCGACTGCGAGGCCGACCGTGACCGAGGCGAGGCGCATCCCCGCTTCCAAGTGCGGAAGGAGGGAGTACGCCGCAGCGCCGATGGAGGTCGCGCTGCCGAGGAGGCCGCAGGCTGCACTCTTGAAGTTATCCATGCTCATGAGTTGGATTGAGCAATGAGTGACCCAACGATGCTCGTTGTGGCGCACTGGGCCAATCTGTCTGTATTGAGAGCCGAGACTTTGGCGAGTTCGGCGGTCAACTCGGTCCTCACCTGTGAAGCGATACTTGCTGGGCTTGGTACGTTTGGCGAATTGGTCAATGTAGTGACCGTGCCACCCGTGATAGTACGAGCAACGGCTCCCCACACGGCTGTTGCCACATCGGTTCCAGTTAAGAGTGCCGTGCCAGTGCCGGACCCTACAGGGACTCCCAGACTAACTGACCCTGCGGCTGGGACTGCACATGCGCCCACTAGCCCGCCGCCGTAGGACACGCCGAGGCGCACGTTCGTTGTCGCCACGCCAGTGATGCCAGAGGTGTTGTCGGCGGTGTAGAATCTCACATAGCTTCCCGCATTTACGCCATCAAGAGCGTGTTGAATGTAGCTTGCTGTTGGCGCAGTATTTAGAATCCAGCGACTTGAATTAACCGCTTGCTGTCCATTTGTGGCTGATACAAATGTTCCGCTAAATCTATTAGTTGCAGATGAGTTTACAGCAGATGCAGCGTTTGTCGCAGTCATCGTGCAACCAACAATAACAAGAGTTCCCGCCGTGCAGGAGACGGCATTATTTGTTGAGCTTGCGTTGATTGTGGAGTTGCTGATTGTGACCGTTCCTGCACCTCCCATCTGGATTCCTCCAACGGTGGATGTTCCCGCGCCTGCGCCAGTTAGTGTGCATGATGTGATCGTCACTTGTCCTGCGCCATTATTCATAATCGCGGAACTATTATTGGCAGCTGCAAACCCTGTGAGCGTGCTGCCTCCAGAGACATTGATTATCCCCGTAGTGACATTCACAATACCGCCATGACTGCCACTTGAACCTGCCCCGCCAACCATAGTGACTCCGCTAACATTTATAGTCCCAGTCGAGTTATTATAAATGGCTCCCGATAAAGTATTACTTCCACTTAAAATGGAACATCCAGAAGATATTGTAAGAGTTCCTGTCGAGTTATTTATTATTGCAGCAGAGTTTTGTTGCCCACTACCCGCAGTAAATGGATTGCTCCCGTAGATTTGCGTTGCGGTGATTGTTGTATTGCCTGCACCAGTAATTGTTAGGCAGTTTGTTGCTCCTGCTGTAGTTCCTGCAACGATATTCCCAGTCAATGTATTTGCAGTTGTCATTGCAAATCCTCCACCAACCAGAGCAGAGGTTCCACCACCAACAAATGTAGCCGTAATGGCTGCATTCGTGATAAGAGCGACATCGACGTTTGTATCAATCGTAACCGTAAAGGTGTTTGAATAAATGCTGTGCCCCGCTCCATTAGGAGGCACTGCGCCACCTGCCCATGTTGCTGCTGTATTCCAATTTCCAGAGGCTTGTGCTTTATAGTTAGCCATGACTTAAAGTCCTTTCGAGAGAATGAATTTTTGGAGGGCCGCGCTGATTTCAGCAACGGCGGTGAGTGTTGGCTCGTCGGAGCCGGAGAGGCTACCGAGGGCGAAACATTTAGCGGCAGAGTCGTTCATCTCGACCTCTTCTCCCTCGATGCGGGTCGGGATGAATCGGGCGGCGATGGCCGCATCGCTGGAACCGTCACCGAGATACTTGCCCGTGATGGCGAGGTTGAGTGAGTAGCGGTCAAATGATTTGCCGTCGATTTGGATGGGATTGGTAGCGTTCATAGGTTATGCGTAGGTGAGGTTTTGTTTGTTATTCCAAGCTCCGATGGCGGAGCTTTCGGAGACCACGTCTCCATTGTCATTGGTTGTTGTTTTGTTGATGTCCCAGAGAGCCACGTCATAGACGCTGCCGCTGGAAGGAAAGTCGGATGTGGAAATGCTGGCGAGGTAGACGGTATTGCCGCTCAAGGCGAAGGCCCAGAAGCGTTCGACCGATGCGCTGCCTCCACCTATGGCATACACCGCTCCCGTACCCGGATGGCGGGAATAGAGGATGGCGTCAGCGTGATTAAGGCAAATCTCTCCGAGACCTAAATCGCTGATCGTCGGGACTTTACCTAATATTGTGGATTTTTTGGGTATGATTGTTGCCATTATTGAATGGGGTTGCCTCCGGGGGATCGAACCCCGGAGGCGGTGGAAGGACTAGTAAGTGCCTCCGTCGATGGTCGATTCAAGGGCGCTCACGCGAGCCGATACGGCAGAAACTGCCGATGCACGGGTGGATGCCTCTGAGAGGATGTCTGCCTCTGCGGCGGTAACCCTTGAGGTAAGGGCAGTTGCGGCAGAAACTACGTTGTCGATGCGAACTCCGAGAGCGGAATCGGCAGAAGTCCTTGCGGAAGCCTCTGAAGTGAGGTTGCTGGCTGCGCTGGCCGCGAGGCTAGTGATCGCTCCGTTGAGAGTGCCATCGGCGGCTTGGAATGCGCCGACAACTTCCGTCAAGCTGTCGAGTGCTGGACCGTCAACATTGCTCAACACATTGTCAATCCTAGTGCCAAGTGCCACTTCTGCTGCTGTCGCACGCGAAACCTCTGCGCTCACTGCCGAGGTGAGTGTGGATTCAGCGGCCTGCGCCCGGGTGATTTCCGCATTCAGCGAGGATGTCACGGAGGACACTGCCGAGGTTCTATCGGTAATTTCAGTTGCCAAATTTGCAGAAACTACTCCTTCAGCGGCAGTTGCCCGTGAAACCTCTGCTGAGACTGCCGAGGTGAGTGTCGAGTCCGCTGCGGAGCGAAGCGAGGCTTCTGCGCTGACCGCGGAATCTGCGTAAGTCTTTTTCGCA